AGGAACCGGTTCTGTACCTGTCGTGGCGGGACAACCCGACGCAGAACCGCGGCCTCTACCGCATCGTCAAGGGGAATCCAGTCGCGGTAGATGAAGAGAAGTACGGCCCCCTGTTTCCGGAATACCTCGACCACGAACAGTGGAAAAGACTGAAAGAGCGTTTGAGCGAACGCGGCTACGACCTGACCAGCGGTGAGACCCGATCCCGCTGGTACGATCAGGAATGCTTGCGGCCTGGGGCGAATCCCGTGCTCATCGCCCAAGAGTACGACATGAAGTTCGGGGCGGAAGGTGCTCAGTATTTCGCCGAGCAACTCGTCAACCGTCTGAAAAACGGCGTTCGCAGGCCGTTGGTGGGCGAGTTCCACGTCAACCCGGAGTCGCTTACCGGGAAATGGTCGAATAACCCGGACGGGCGGTTCAAGCTGTGGTGCGAGCTGGACATTCGCGGGAATCCTCCGATGGGCGAGTACATCGTCGGGTGCGACGTGTGCGCGGGGACCGGCGGCTCCTTGACCAGCAACTCGGCGATTTCCGTTTTCAACCGCCGCACCGGGCGGAAGGTGGCGAGCTTCGCGTCTCCCTCGGTGCTACCTTACGATTTGGGAGAGATTGCCATCGCCCTGTGCCGATGGTTCGTCAACTACAAAGGTGATCCGGCGTTTCTGATCTGGGAGGACAACGGGCATGGAGCGGAACTGAAGGTGCGGGTGGAACGCAGCGATTTCCAGCATTATTACCGCCGCACGCCGAAAAATGCGCCTTTGCACGCCGCCGACACAAAACAGGGCGGCTATTTCACGACGAAGCGGAGTCTTTTGTTGGGCCCGTACCGTGAAGCGTTGCTCGAAGGATACTACGACAACCCGGAATATGAAGCGGTGGAGGAATTGCTACAGTATCAGATGGGCCCCGACGGTGAACCCTATCACACTGGTGAAAAAGATAAGGAAGATCCGTCTGGCGCGAAGGGGGCGCACGGCGATAGGGTTGTCGCTGATGCCCTCACCTGGTGGGCTTCGTTGCGGTTCGGGGACCAGATGAAGTCGTTCAACCAGCGCCGGAAGCCCAACGTGATGAACGTCCGGGAAGACGACGTTTCGCGGAAGTCGTTTGCATGGCGCCGGGCTCGATATCTGGAGATGTTAAGGAAACAGAAAAAGAAATCGACTTGGTAAAGGAGAATCCAATGAACCGTCAATGTTCAATGTGTTGTCATTCGTATTGGCCGATGGGAAAACCTGTCGATATGGACGATTCAATGCGGACAATGGCCAATGGCGGGATGGGAGAATGCAGGTATCGTTCACCAGAAGCAACACCAGATCGGAGTCGTCATTTCCCGATAGTAAGTCCCACGGATTATTGTGGTAATTTTTGTTGCCGCACAGAGTACGAGCGTATAGAACGAATGAAACAGACGATCCTGGCGGCCCAGCGAGACAATGAACTGCGATACGCAAAACTCGTTAGAGAGAAATTCCCATATCCCGAGAATGAAATCAAGGCCGGACCGGAACTCGACCAAGCCGTGGCCAGGGCGATTGGTTGGACCTACAAGTTCTGTGTCGGAACAAGAGATCGTACAGCAGGCGAGGAGTTCACGAAAACCCGAGGGACATTCTGTGAATTATTGGCGATTCGTGAGCCAATTCTGAAAGAAGTCAATGTCGATACTGGGCCCGAATATGTCCCGCGGTACTCCACCGACCTGAACGCGGCGTTCGCGGCGGCGGAGAAGGTATTTGGGAATGGGTTTATGGTGTGTGTTCACCCGAAGGTTTCTTCGTGCATTGCCATGCTGGGAGAAGGCGAACAGCATCGGACTTCAGTACCAGGACAGTGTCAACCGAATCGCGCTTCCACCCCTGCCCTGGCCATCTGCGCCGCCGTTCTCAAGCTCAAAGAGTCCTGATTCCAGGACCATCTCAATAGTACCTATGGTTAGGCACCTTACCATCCCAATATAAGGGTGGCGTCTTGCCGCCGACGGCCCCGCCGTTTCGCTCTTCCGGTCCGCGTGCCTACTCTTCGGGCAATTCATGCATTGACATTCGTGCAGAACAGCGTGAAAATGCCTAATAGATGGGCACAGTCTGCTGCCTATTTGAGCAGTTGCCTCAGTCAGTGGAGACCGGTTCGATGAAGAACGAAGCAGGAAAAGCCCTTGAAAAGAAGCTCGCCTCCGTAGAGGGAGAGCAGGGCGCGCCCAAGGAAGCCGGAAGCGAGCCGCCCGCCAATTTCGGGCACGGCAGCGCCACGTCCGCAGGCGTCTCGGGGTCGATCCCCAAGGAGTCGTGACATGAGCGATGCAACCCGTCGCGTCCAACAGGCTGCGGCGGATGCCCGCTCAAACGACGACCTCGTGAGGGACGAATTCGACCGGACGGTGTGGGACGAGAACGATATGCTCGTCTCCCCTCACGATAAAGAAACCCTCGATGAGCAGGCGTCCACGCAGATGGGCCAGATCTTTGAATCCCGCCGCCGTGATGCCAACTAAGGGGTTCTTCGATGGTCACCAGTTACCCAATCCTGGGAGGTGGCGTGTCCGCCGCAGTAGGGATGGGCCTTCCTTTGCCGGACCGGCTCGGCGAGCCTGATGCGCAACCAGATCAGTCCGGTCTCCTGACGCCCGAGTTCATCAAGCGTCTCCACGACCAGGTCGCCATGGCCGAAAAGGAGATGGAGACGTTCCGGGAGCAGAACCGGGATCGCCAGGCGCTCTATTCCGGCCACGGGTATGGCGCAAACGAGGAAGAGGTTGACACACCCCTGAACGTCTACAACCTCGCCCTGCGGATCTACCAGCGGCGGCTTATCAGCGGCAATCCCCGCGTCAACGTGCGTAGCCGGTCACCCAAGGGTAGGTCGGAAGCCTATGAACTGTCGCTGGCCTGCGAACAGCTTTTCCGCGAGATCAACCTGAAGGACACGATGAAGGAAGTCGTCCATCAGGGGCTGGAGAGTGTCGGTATCGTCAAAGTGGCGGTGACCCCACGTGGGATGAACGAATCGCTGGGGTTTTTGCACGATGCGGAGCAATCGTTTTGCGACCCGGTGCTGCTGGAGAACTTCGCCTACGACACGAACGCCAAAAGGTGGGAGGAGATCGACTGGTGCGGGGACCGCTACCGTCTCCCGCTTGACGACCTGCTCGGCAACCCGATGTGGAACCAGGACGTCGTCAAGACGCTGGACACGAAGGAATCCCGCCAGGACGAAGACCTCCGCCAGAGCCCGGGCGAAGAAAGCGTCCAACGGATGGGCGTCGAGGATTCGGTGTTCCGCGACGACTTGCGCCAGTACGTGACCGTCTGGGACATCTGGCTTCCGCGGGAGAAGTTGCTGATCACGATTCCCGACGGGCCGGGTATGCCGCTTCGGGTGACGCAATGGGAAGGTCCGGAGAACGGCCCCTACCACTTGCTGTGCTTCGACCCGATCCCCGGAAACATCATGCCGGTGTCGCCGGGTGGGCACTTACAGAATCTGGCGAACATATTGAACCGGGCAATTCGGAAGTTAGGGAATCAACTCGACCGCCAGAAAACAAATACGACGATTTCTCCTTCTGCGCAAAGCGCCGGAGACGACAAGACGATTCAGGAGGCCGATGATGGCGATGTGCTGGTCGTACAAGATCCGAAGAACATCGGCGAGGTTCGCTCGGGCGGCATCGACCAGCAATCCTACGCCTTCACCCAGGGGCTTATCAGCCTGTTTTCCTGGCTGGGCGGGAATCTGGACGCCATAGGCGGGCTGGCGAGCAACGCGGAGACCGCGGCCCAGCAGGAAATGGAGGTCGCCGGGGCGAACAGCCTGATCGATGAGCTGGCCGACAAGTTTGACGGGTTTCTCCAGCGGGTCACGACCGACCTGGCGTGGTACATCTACAGCGACCCGCAAGGTACGCGCCGGCTGGTCAAGCGTCTTGAAGGCACGGACTGGGAGATTCCGGTCCAGTGGGGGCCGGAACGCAGGACGATGGATTTCTTCCTGTTCGAGTTCGAGGTGGACCCGTTCAGCATCCACACCCGAACGCCCGAGCAGAGACTGCGGATGATTATGGACATGGTCCCCCGTGCGATGCAGATAGCCCAGGCCAAAATGCTGTTCGCCCAGGTCGGGGACGAATTGGATACCGAGGCGATGTGGCGATTGATAACCCGCTACACAGGGCTGACGGAACTGTCGGAGTTGATCCGTTCGTCAGGCCAGCCGATTACGGCCGCGCCAAGTGGGATGGACCGGATGCCCAGCGCCAACGCGCCGGGTATGCCGCATGAATACATCCGCCGGAACGTCTCCAGTGGAGGCGGACCGACGCAGGGGCCCGGGCAACAGGCGCTGGAGATGATGCTGGCATCAGGCAATGGGCAACAGGGAGCGACGTCATGAGTGGATTTACCGACAGACAAGTGTACGCGCTTGTTGAAGTTGCGGAAGCAGCCGCCACGTTGTTCAGGCCGCCTCATCGCTTCTTGGCCAGAATGATGGACGAGCAAGAACGCCATGATGTGGAGCAACTCCATAAAGCCCTGCATAACCCGGCTTGTCCCGTGGAAATCGGAGAAGAGTTGACGTGAGCTGGATGGACGAACTGACTGACGAGCAGCGAAAGTTCATACGAGACGTGGACAGCAACCGGTCGCACGTGCGAACCCGTCCGTCTGGAACAGTGGTTCTGCGCGACGGGGAGTGGGTAGAACCCAGCGGGCCGTCAGTGCGGAATCGGTCGATGTTTCCATACAAGTCCACGGCGATGGCCGTTGACCCGTCCGAAGTGCCCGAGGTCCAGGAGCGATTGCGAAAAGAAGGGCTGTTCGTCGAGTTCGACAGGGAAGGCCGGCCGGAGATCACCAGCACGAAACAGCACTCCGCCCTAGCCAAGGCCCTGGGCATGAAAACGGGCCGGGACGGATTCGGGCACACCGACGAGTTCGGCAACTTCCAGAACAGCGGACGGTGCCGTAACGATGAGGTCCAGGAGGGTCGTGGAAAAGTTCGCAAGGCGATTGCGGAGCTGGAGTCGATGCCCGAAACGGTTCCGGCGCACGCCGTAGCAGGTGTGCTTGACGAGTACGACATTCGACCAACGGAGGAGAATACGGGATGAACAGACGATCCATGCTTAGTATTGTAATTGGTGCTTGTACGGCAATATGCCTGCCGTGGCGGAGCGTGAAAGGGCACGAGGCCGACATAAAAGCAGTGTGGGCAAGTCTTTCACGTGAAGAAAAGATGGCTATTATGCGTCGGCTGGGGCCACAAGTAACCAGAATGTATGCCGTTCCAGATACATCGGAAAAATACAGGGCGAATAACATGGAATATAGGCTGGCATCGCGGAGGATTAGTCAGCATTTGCAGTTCTTGGCAGGTGATCTCAATAAACTAGGAGGGTTTTCCAAGGCGAGTTAACCCTTTGACATCAGGAAGGGCCATGCATCGCTGCACGGCCTGAACGGACGGAGAGAAAGTGAAATACTAAGAACAAGATCATAGGGGCCAACGCTTAGGCGTGGCTTTAATTAGGCACAGGCGGCTAGCTACCGCTGAGATGCCTCAACATCGTAGCCTTTGAGGGGGCCGCGCTGCAAAGCGTTGGCCCCTTTTTTTATTGCTTGGCTGCCCTTTTTACACGGCCCTTCCGTTTTTTTGTGAGGCTAGCGATGACAACCGAAACACACACGACCCTTCAGACCGGCACCACGCCGAACCCGATTTCGTCGAACGCGCAGGATTTCAGCGGCAGCGACGACGAGATCATGGACAACTTCGCGGACGGCCCCCTCCCCGACGACGCTGATACGCATGACGACGGGACGCCGATGGGGCTGGGCGGAGAGAAGGGCAGACAGTCGGAACCAGCCAACTCAACGCTGGAAGCCGACATCGTCAACGGCACAACGAAACAACCCGGCGAGGATACTCCGCCGGAGAATTCCGCAGGCGAACCTGAACCGGTCGAGGACGCCAGCGAGACGGGCTCTGAGGACGTTCCAGAGCCTAATTCGGAAGGACCGGAAATCCCTGAGTTCCCGCCGGCGTTGCTGCAAATGGCGGGACTGGCTGACGCTACCGCGGCCCAGGCGGCCGGGTTCCAAAGCCCGGAAGCCTTGTTTGCTGCAATCAGGTGGCGAAGCCAACTGTTGACTCCGGGCGCTCAACCCGCCCAACCTTCCGAGCAAGGGCTGTATCGACGCTCTGCGCCGGCTGTTCCCGCTCCAACTCCCACTCCACCTGCGCCTGCTGGTGAGCCGGAAGGCGAAGTCGCGCCTTTCCAACTGCCGGCCGACAAGATGGGCTTGCTGGACGAGGACTTGCAGGAAGTGATCCGTCAAATGAACGATCACTACCAATCGCAAAATTCTAGTCAGCAGAAAGAGCTGCAGTCTCTCCGCGCCGAGCTGAACAGGCGCGAGGAATCGCTTGCGATACAGCAAGAGCAAAACGAAGAGTTGCAGTTCGACGAAGCCGTCCAGAGTCTCGGCGAGAACTGGAAGGACGTGTTCGGTGAGGGCAGCGGGAGAGAATTGGACCGGCAAGGCCAATCCGATCCCGTTGCGATGACCAACATCAACCACCGAAGACTGCTGTTCGAGACCGTGCAGGCGGTCCGCGAAGTCAATGTCAAACAGGGGTACAAGCCCATGACCCTCGAACAGGAGGTGCAATGGGCCTTGATGCAGCGCTACCCTGACAAGTTTCAACAAATCATCTCCGGCAAATCCAATGGCAAACCCGGCCCGAGGCGCGGAGTCACCGCAAGTCGTCCGACGCAGCGGAACACCCCGCCCAAAAGTCAGAACGCAAAGGTTCTGTCCGACGTGAACGCCATGTTGCGGAAACGGCATGGTCATTCACTCGACATCGCCCCCAAAGAGGATTTCGACGGAGAGATATAGGGAGTATTCCCGAGGAGATGCCCTAAATGGCAACCATCCAACCGTCCGCTATCCCTGACATAGTGGCCACAACCAGAGTGTCGGAAGGACGGCTGCGTTTTCAGCAGATCGCGCAGAACCTTCCGTTCTACGAAGTCTTTTCCCGCTGGTTCAAGCGGGACAAGGTCATGTTCTCCAGCGGCTACAAGATTCAGCGGACGCTGATGAACAAGCTGAATCGCGCCGCCGCGAAGCACGTCGGGTTCATGGAGCCCGACGCGGTGAACATCATGGACGTCCTGACGCAAATGAGCGTCGAGTGGGTTCACGCCCAGACCGACTGGGGCATCGTGTACCAGACGGACGTGCTGATGAACTCCGGTGACGACTTGATCCTCAACATCATCAAGCCGCGGCGAATCGCCTCGCTCTTGGGCCTGGTGGAAGAGATCGAGGAATTGGGATTCGGGTCGGCACCCGGTACGGGCGACGACGTGAACCCGTGGGCGCTGAAGTACTGGATCACGTACAACGCGACCGATGGTTTCACCGGCGCGGCTCCGGGTTCCCATACCACGAAGGGCGGCGTGAATCCGACGAACGTGCCGACGTTCAAGAACTACTCGCTTACGTACACCAACGTCAGCGACAACGACCTGGTGAAGGGCCTGCGGACGATGTTCCGCAAGTGCCGGTTCGTCAGCCCGATTTCGCATCCGGACTACCGGGGCCAGATCCGGGACCGCTACCGGTTGTACTGCAACGAGGAAACGATGACCGCGTTCGAGGACGTGGTCCGCAGTCACAACTCGAATCTCGGTAAAGACCTGGCGATGTTTGACGGGGCCGCCTATATCGCGGGCTACCCCATCATCTACATCCCGAAGCTCGACGACGATTCGACGGCCGATCCGGTCTACGTCGTGGACCATTCGACGTTCTACCCGGTGTGCCTGAAGGGCGATTACCTCCGGGAGAGCGGTCCGGACAAGGGCGAGTCCCACAACACGTGGAACTGCTTCACCGACCTGACGTACAACTTCCTCTGCGTGGACCCGCGGCGCAACGGCGTGGCGGCCAAGTCCGACCCGGCGTAAGGGCGGGGAAGTCCGACTAAACCAACCAGAAAAACAGGAGATCCATACACATGGGTACTACAAGACTTTCCGCCGAAGGCGCCGTCGGTCGCGGGCTGAGCCCCGCCATCTGGCAAGCGTACGGCTTCATCGGCGGCAACTTCTACGATCCGTCGAGGAGGGGTTTCCTTTTCGACGACTTCGCAAGATTTCCGACGATGACTTCGGCTACCGACCAAGACGGTTACTACACCTACCAAGATACGGGTGTGACCATCGCGCCGTACTCGACCACGGACACCAGCGAGGAAGAGTTCGGCATTGTGCAAATCGCCGGCAATGACGCCGAGGACGACGAAGGCCATCTTGAGCTGGGTGACGGAACGGCCGGTCTTGTGCGCATCGACAACACCGCCGGGGAGCGTTGCGTGGTGTGCGCGGAATGCCGCATGAAGCGGACTTCGGTAACGGACGCGCACACTGGTTTCTACTTCGGTCTTGCCGAGCCGGGAATCAGTGCGGCCGACGCCATGGTCGACGAAACGCACGCCCTGGTGGCCAAAGACTTCGTGGGATTCTGTGCGTTGGCGGCGAGCAACGATGAGCTTGACGCCGTGTACTCAATCGCAAGCGGAAGTCTTGTCCAAGTCACGGACAACGCGGACACTCCGGTGGCGGATACCTGGATGAAGCTGGGCATCCTTTACGATCCGCTGGAGGCAAGCGGCAAGAAGCTGAAGTTCTTCGTCGACGGCGCGGAAATTTCCTACGACACGCCAGTCACGGATGCCGTGATTGCCGCCGGGACCGCGTTTCCGACCGACGAGGAATTAACGTTGTGCTTCCTGACCAAAAACGAAACGCAAGACACGACGGCGCACGCCAGTTATCTGGATTGGTGGGCGATAGGCAGTTACTGCGTTGACGTTTAGTCCACCTTCGTGTGGGCCTCACGCCCTCGGCAGTCCGTAGTGGCTGCCGGGGGTTAATACAGGAATGCCGGTTTTCACGATCGAAGACGCGGTCGGGCACTTTGCCAACCGGACCATCACCCCCCTGATGTAAAAGGGTTTTCTAATGAGTTCTTCCAACATTCTGCGATTGCTGCGCGATGCACTGGTGCTCAACGGAGAGAAACTGGACTTAGCCTCTGGCAATGTTCTGCAAATTCGCCCGATAGCCAACGACACGGGTTCCATCAATATCGGCGATGGATCGCTGGATTTCGACGTCAAGACGTTCCTTGGCGGAACTGGAAAATACGTCTTGTTGGACGTCGGGAATTCGCGTCTCCAGCTTGAAGACGTGGACGCGCTCCTGGGCGACAACGACAGCCTGACGTTCGGAGACGGGAACGATGTCCAGATCGAATGGGACGCCACGCGACTGACCGCTGGCCCGGCTACCGGCTTCTGGGCGGACTGCCCGAGCAAGCTGGACCCCGACTGGATAAGCAAGGCCATGATTATCGAGCATCAGTTCGCGGACATTGGTGAAGCCACCGACTGCGGCTGGAACGTAGGGACGAACACCAATGGCTCGGTTGCCACTGGGGATGCCGTTACGGCCAACACGCCCGGGGTTGGTGGATACCTCACGCTTTCCACCGATGGGTCGGCACAGTACGACTATGCCACCACCAAGATGTCCGGCTACGGCGGTGCTGGGTGCCCGGTTAAGATCACCGAGAATTCCGGATTGAAAATGTGGTTTGAGACAAAGGTCATCCCTGCGTCTGTGACCGACAAATTTTTCATGCTGGGCCTTGGTTCTGCGAACGCCGACGACGTTACCGTGGACGCGACCGGTGCCGAGCAGATCCAGGACGGGTTCTACTTCCGCACGCTGCTTGCCACCGAAACCCAACTTGATACGGCGACGAACCAGAATACAACCGAAACTGAGGTCAAAGGCAACGCCGCTACGGTTGCTGCGAATACGGCCCTCAAACTCGGGATGTACTTCGACGGCGTCACGACGTTGACGTTCTACGTCAATGGAACCGCGCTGGACGACACGGTGACGATCGGCGACACCGGAAATGTTCCTAATGATGTCGGCCTTACGCCGTTCTTCCACGTCAAGGACGGTGTTGCCGGCGGTTCGGCGACTGCGTTTTATGTCGAGTATATGAAACTCGTCCAACTGAAAGCGTAAACATGACCCATTAGCGTTGGGCGGCCTCGCGCCGCCCGATGCTTTTTTATAAAGGATAACGCCAATGACCTTTGCAGCATCTCACTTATTCGGCATGGTGGCCCTCAGTGGGGCTACCGAGGTCAGTTTGTCGCTGGATGTTCGGTACAGCTATAAGCTCTTTCACACGGGAGTGGATGTAAGCGGGAACGACGATGCCAATTCAGCCAAATCAGCATGGTTGTCAACCGTGTCCGCCACGATAACGTGTGACGGCAGCGTGGAAGATCACAAGTTGGAGATGAAAGACGGCACCAACGAAACGATCGGTCCCGGCATCTCCATGCTCTACCTGAAATCCACGGCCGATGCAGACGCAGTTATCAAACTGTATCGCATCGGCACCCCAACTAATTCCTATTGAAACCTGTGAGGCCCACTATGACATCTCGAATGCCCCCAGAGTACGCCATTCCCGACGATCCCGACATGGGGCGGATGGACGCGGCGTACCTGCGAACCTGTCTCGGCCTGAGGGCCAAGCCGGGAGAGGAACCGCCTGAATTGCCCGAGGCCGTGAGGCGTGCCCATTACGATATGGCCCGGTCGCTCTCGATCCTGGGGGCGATGGGCAACGGCATGAATCCGACGCAGTTGGCTACCGTGGTGGCGCTGGCGCTGCGTGAAGGCGTACGGCCGCAAGACGAAGAGCCGTCGTATGCGTTCCGATTCGAACGAGCCGAGCCGGGGCAGAAGGTGGTGATTCACTGGAGGAACAAGGACCGCCCGGCTCATTTCCTACAAATGCGCGATGACCGAGTGGTCGTGCTGCACGACGGGAATGAACGCAACATCCGGCCTGATCTGGTGCGATTCCCGGAAGAAGGGGAATTCCCTAAGGTCGCGGAGAACATCAACGCTCCGGCTGCTTCCCCTGATCTTTGAACCACTTCGTGCTCCACGCCTTGAACTCCGGGCTGCGGTAGAACTTCAGCCACGCCTCCTTCGGTTTCGCGTGGCCGTAGAGCTTGGCCAAGGCTACGGCTTTGTCGATGTAGCCCTGTTGCAGTTTGGTGGTTTTCCCGACGTATTCGTTGGCGTCCTTGCGGTCCGGCCGGCGGTAGTATTCCACGAGCAACTGCTGGGCCTGGTCGTGGGTGGGCCCGAACAGCTTCAGCCTGGCTTTGCTGATTTCAAGGACCTGCTTATACTTGTTCAACTCTTCCCGGTACTCTTGCGGTGCGTACTTCTTCGGGTCGGGTGGCGGCTTGACGGCTGCCAGCACGACACCCTGCTTGTAGGACGCCACGGTTTTTGCAATGCTTTCCGGTGAATCTTGCCACAGGGCCATCGGGTCCTCGGCGGCCCGCTTCATGTCGGCCCGAAGCTGAGCCGAGTCTTCACCCGCGTCCTCCGCTTCCTGGATCATCTTCCGTAGCGGTACGTAGGCCGCGTTGTAGAAGAGATTCAGGCCGTGCATCTCGTTCCGTTCTTTTTCGCTGAGGGCGTCCCCAAGCATTTCGCGTCGCATCAGGAAGTACCGGCGAGTGGAAGCATCCTGTGCCGAGTCTGGCAGCGACAACCGGAAGGCCGCCGCTTCTCGATCCGCGTTCTCCAGCATCGCCCACTGGTCACTTGTCAGGCCGGAATCGCTTACCCGCAGGAGTCGCTTCAATCCCGTCATGGCCCCCGCGGTTTTCATTACGGCTTCCACGCCGCCGCTGGTGCCCGTCTCGAACGATTCGCCAAGCAACGGCGACAGCGGGTAATGAACCAGCGCCCCAGGGGCCCCGAATTCATCCAGGGTCCAGGCGATCATCTTGCTGTCCGCGTCCCAGCCGCCCGCCGCCCATTCCTTGTGGGGCACGATCTGCTGGTTATAAAACGAATCGACGGGGTTGATGCCCGCCCCGTACTGTAACCACTTGCTGGTGATTTCGATGGGCGGCGAGAATGCGGGAATCAACTCTTCTTTCATGTCGGTGAACTGATTGCCGAGTACATCCCGAACCCCTTCGCCTTCTCTCAATTCCCCTCCAGCACCTAGTTGGACTAAGTCCGTAGCGTGCCACCACGTTCTGGCGATGAACTTCCCGAGGTCGTCGCGGGGGATCGTGATGAACACCGCCTTGCCGTCCCGGTTGACGCCCAGCGGGATCACGTCGTAGTCGGTGAGGAAGTATTTAGCAACTCGTTTCCCGGTCTCGTCCGTCCAGGAGGCAACTTTGCCGGGAGCCGATTCGTCATCCTCATCGTCCACGCCGAACATCGCCCGGATGGCCACTCCGAATGCCCCGTAAGCCGCCGCCTTGGCAATCGAAGTCGGCAGCACGACGTTTACCAGTTGCCTCCACCACCAGCCGGCGGCGGTCTCCGGATTCGTCGCCAAGCTGATGTCCGCCTGCAATCCGTTCCAGCGGACACGCGAGTACATCATCGCGGAATTGGTCAATGCCGTCGCCAGACCACGCTGCTTGTAATCGGGCGTGCCCACATACTTCCGAACCCGATAGGATCGTTCCTGGACGGGTACGCCCTTCTCTTCCAGCACCCGCCATCCGGCTACTTTGGTCGCCGTTTCCGTCACCGCTCCGGCGTGTTCGATGAGTTCCAGCGCCTTTCCAATAACAGGAATCTTTTCCAGCAGTCGCTTCTGCTTTTCCCGTAGTCCGTACTTTTGAAACAGTTGGTCGACCTGCGAGTCGATTTCTTCTGCGGCGATGGATGTATAGGGAATATCCAAGGCATGGCTGTCGATCATTTCGCGGATAACTGCGTCCTCAAGACCTTTCTGCCGTCGGACCGCGACGGGCAAGGCTCTGGCCCATTCATACAGTAGCTTCCCAAGCGGGATTTTGTCCGTGGCCCCCAGGTTGACCCATGTACGCCGAAGGTCGCGGAACGGGTTTGCCAGCACAAAGCCCGGGTTGTACGTTACGAAGAACGGGTGAAACACCTTGTAGGTCGCGCTGTTGACCAACGCCGCGATTCGCCCCAAACCGCCGATATCGTGCATTGAAAACGACTTGGCTACCTCGGACGGAACCTCGAAGTAGGCGGGGTGTCCGTCCACCAGTTCGACCATGTGCTCTTTGCCTTTACCTGGTCGTTTTCTCGGGATTCTGGGGCGTCCTTCCCCGGCAAACACCATTTCGACAGGCGTGATGTCGTCGGGAAAATTCTTCTCCAAAAACAGTCGCACTCGGTTCTTCGCCCGGTTCAATTCGATTAGCCGGTTCAGCCGGATCACCTTCAACATCGTTGCGTGGAACGGGTTCTGGATGTCCGAGAACGTGCCGACCTGCTGGATGACGCCCGTGGCGATAATGTCCGGATCGTCGATGTAGTGCGTGACCCGGAACGCCGCATAGTTCTCCTTGTTCGGTGTAATGACCTCGTCGAATATCTCTCGGTTGTAGACGCCTTCATTGGCCGCCTCTTCCGCGCTGGCGTACACGAGATCGTGGAATCGCCGAGCATAGCCCTGCAACTTGGAATAGGCGTCATTGCCGATCCGCGTCCTGATGGCTTCGAGTTGTGCGGTCGATGGAGCTGCCGAGAATCCGGCTGGGTTCGCCATGGCGTCCCGCTCGTTCGCCACGCGCCAGTGGTACAGGTACTCGCCGAGCGTAAAATCGGCTTCCGCTTCCGCCTGTTTCCTGTCCAGCCCGCGCTGCTGCATCACGTCGATGAGCGGTTGGTAGACCTGTTCGTCAATGTTCCGGAGGAACGTGTGGTTTGGCGAGTCGATGGTGAACAGTTCGTCCAGTGCGAAGCGGGCGGCCTCGGCTTCCGAGGATTCCCCTCGCTTGATCGGCTTGCGCCCCAGCTTGGTCAAGACGGGTTGGGCGGACGTGAGGAAATACTGGCCCAGGAAGTCCGTGATACCCGACCATACCGACTTTCGACGATGCTCCCCGGCTATCCGAAGATTGTTGATGTGTTCTTCCGCCCGGCCGAACATATCACGTAGGGTCTGCGTTCTGGATTCGGCCAACTCCTGGCCCGTGCCGTTGAGCATTTGCTGGAGCGTCGAATAGGCTTCCAGTACGTCCGGTTTGGCATCCAGGTTATCGAGCATGGCCTGGTAGAACGAGGGGGCCCGCGTTTCCAGGTCTCCCGGCGAGTTCAGGAACACCGACAAGGCTTCGGCATAGAGTTCGCGGGACGACTCGCGGTACTTGACATAGGAACCCTTGCCGCCTGTATAGTCTCCGCTCCACCACTTGGTCAGCTCGATCAGCTCGTCTCGAATGGTCTTGTTCGCCAGCAGTCCCATGTCTTTGAGCATTCGCTGTTGGACGGCATCGACTTGCTCCCGGGTCGCATCCTTGCCGGCTTCCTTTCTGGCCTGTTGGCGGATTCGGGCCCGGTCGCCTTTCTCCAGCGGCGGCATCGTGGATTTCAGGAAGTTCCGCAGCGATTGGAGCCGACCGAGCAGGTTCCCGCGTCTTAAGGTGTTTTCCGGAAGAAAGTCGATCAGGTGCCCGATTTCGTGGGCCAACGTCTGGGCCAGGGCCTGCTCGTCCGTGGCCGTGCCGGGGTCAATCTGAATCCCCAAAGGGCCACCCCCTTCTATGCCTTTGAATCGGCCCGCTGCACCGCGGAGCTTCTTGACTTGCGGAATCTTGCCTTCCATCAATTCCTTGGCGAGCTGGAACAGTTCCGGCATCTGGACGGGCTGGAGCATCGCCCCCGCGGCCGCGCCCGGCTTCGGCTCGACGTCAGGCCGTTCGGAAGGCTTGGACGCCTCGCCTGAAACTCCCCGCTGGATGGGCGTTTCCATTTCTTCTGTCGCCTCGGGAATGGTAAGCCTATCTTTTTTGGCCTCCTTAATGGCATATTCGTAGTCGGAACGTGCCCGAACTTCAGGTCCACCAATCGCTTTATGGTATTGCTCAAATGATTGTTCATGCACCGCCGTCCACGCCGGGGTTGCCATCCCTGCCTTCTCGAACACTCGCCTAGCTCGCACCGCCAGGGGACCGGAAACCAAGGGGTTTTGTTCCTGGAGGTAATTTACTGCCTCCGCAATGGCAGCAGCATCTACGTTCCTCTCGTCAGTCTGGGCGATTCCCTGGGCAAGTTGAAGCACTTCGTCCCGATTGATGTCTGTCTCCCGCTCGGCTGCCCTCAATATATTGGCGGCATCTATTGGCAATTCCACGCCGGTTTCAGCGGGGCGGGAAATGGTCGGAGCGGCCTGCGCCTCGGCCTCCTGTTTCGCCATCGCCTGATCCACCAGGACCGACTTCTTCCTGCCGACCCACTTCTCACCAAGATATTCCCCCAGCTCACGGGGACGCATGGTCTCGAAGTCGGCCCGCGTGCGCGTGGGCTGTGCCTCCGGGGTCGGCTCTGGCGTTTCTGGTTCTTCAGTGAGTCC